CAATAGATCGCTGCTCGACAGCAACAAGTGGGCTGATGGCGCGGCGCGTGCCTTAAACCGCTATTCGGATGAGGCAACCAACGCCGCTAAGAATGCCGAAAAGGTATTTAGCAGCGCGGCAACCAAAATCGAAGATACGCTGGTGGATATGGTTTCTACCGGGGAATTCAGTATGAAAAAGCTGGGTGATCTGGTGATGAGTATTCAGCAGGATATCCTGCGGGCATTCCTTCGTGAGAATGTCACCGGCCCGATTGCTGGTGCGCTTGGGCAAGCCCTTGGTGGCGGTGGTGGTAGCAGTGGTGGCGGGGGAATTTTCGGCAGTCTTTTTGGCGATATATTCGGCAGCCTGTTTCACGAAGGTGGGGTGGTTGGCGAATCGCTTGCCGCCCGCCGCGCCGTGCCAGCGCATCTTTTTATCGGTGCGCCACGTTTCCATAACGGCCTGATGCCGGATGAGTTTCCGGCCATCCTGCAAAAAGGCGAAACGGTACTGCCCAAGAATTCCAAAATGGGCGGCATGAACGTGACGTTTAACATTTCAACCCCTAACGCGCAGAGCTTCATGGAGAGCCAAGGCCAGATCATGGCCAAGTTCGCCGGCAGCTTGCAGCGTCATCGAACAAGGAACAGCTAATGCCAACATTTCACGAAGTGCAATTCCCGCCGAAAATAGCTTATGGCGCATCCGGCGGGCCAATGTTTAACACCAGCATTGTCACCACCTTTGGCGGCTTCGAGCAACGCAACGTCAACTGGCAAAAGGCGCGTGGCCGCTGGGACGTATCCACCGGACTTAAAAACAAAGCCGACATGGATACGCTACAGGCATTTTTCCGCGCCCGCTTTGGCAAGGCGTATGGGTTTCGCTTCAAAGACTGGACGGACTATCAGGCGGTGGGCCAAGTGCTGGGCAATGGCAACGGGGTAATCACCACCTTTCAGCTGGCCAAGCTCTACACCAGCGGAAGCAACACCTACAGCCGGGAAATCAAAAAGCCGGTGACAGGCACGATCAAGATATACTTGAACGGGGTTTTGCAGGGCGCGGGCTACACCGTGGATCTCACCACCGGCGTTGTCACGTTCTCAAGCGCACCCGGCGCGGGCGTGGTGGTGAGTGCGGATTTTGATTTTGACGTACCGGTGCGCTTCGATACGGACGCGCTGGCCGTGCGTGCGGATGGGCCGGGAATCTATGTGTGGGATGCAATTCCCGTTGTGGAGATTCGCGTATGAGAACTGCATCATCCAATTTAACGGCGCATCTTGCCGGGGAAGTCACCAGCATAGCGATTTGTTGGAAGCTCACGCTGGTGGGCGGCACGGTGATGGGGTTTACCGATCACACGGCCGATTTAACGATTAGCAGCCAGCTTTACAAAGCGGCCACCGGCTTCTCGCCCACCAGCATTGAAACGAAAGACAAGTTTAGCGTTGATAACCTCGATGTAGCGGGAATCCTTGATGCGGCTTCGATTACCGAAGTGGATATCATGGCGGGCAAGTATGATTTTGCCGAAATCGAAATCTTCATGGTGAACGTCACCGATCTCACGCAAGGCGTTATCACGCATCGGCGCGGCTGGCTGGGCGAAGTATCTTTGAAGAACGGACAGTTTGTAGCGGAAGTGCGCGGCCTGACACAGAAACTAAGCCAGAATATCGTGGAGATTTATAGCCCGACATGCCGCGCCGTGTTTGGTGATACGCGCTGCAAGGCCAACCTTGCCAGCTACACTGTGGGCGGTACGGTGAACACCGTCACCAGTCGCCAAGTCTTTATCAGCAACAGCATGACGCAAGCGGCGGGGTATTTTTCTAGTGGTGAAGTCGAGTGGCTTACCGGTGCGAATGCTGGGCGGCGCATGGAGATTAAGGAATTTTCCAACAAGCAATTCACCCTGGTGTTGCCGATGCCTAACAATATCGCGGCGGGCGACACGTTCAACGCGATTGCGGGGTGCGATAAAACTTTCAACACTTGTTTCAGCAAATTCAGCAACGCCGTTAATTTCCGGGGTGAGCCTTATGTTCCCGGCATGGATAAAATGCTGCAAACCGCTGCAACAGCCAATGATCTGCAAACAGTATGAAAAATCACAACAACATTGTGGCGCAAGCGCGCACTTGGCTTGGCACGCCGTTTCATCATCAAGCTCGGCTCAAAGGAAAAGGCTGTGATTGCCTTGGCCTGATTGTCGGTGTGGTGGATGAGTTGGGATTGAAAGACAGAAACGGCATGAAGCTGGCCGCGTATGATGAGGTGACGTACTCGAAAGAGCCGGATGGCGCGTATCTGATTCAGAAGCTCACCGGCTTGCTCGAAGAAGTGCCTATTGCAGAGGCCCGCGCCGGTGATCTGGCATTATTCAAGGTAAGGGAAAACCCTCAGCACCTTGCAATCCTGAGTGATTACGAGGGCGGGCTTGGCATGATTCACAGTTTTGCACCGTCGCGCCGGGTGGTGGAACACCGGCTTGATGACGAGTGGAAATCCAAAATAATTAAGGTTTTCAGATGGCAGCAATCGTTTTAGCAGCAGCGGCAAGTCAAGGTGCAGCCGCCTTGGGCGCAGGCACGTTTTTGGCCGCAGTAGCCGGAGGTGTGGGCGGATATTTGGGAGGTTTTGTTGATCGCGCCGTTTTTGGCAGTAAAACCCGCATCAGTCAGGAAGGCTCGCGCATCACCGATTTGATGGTGCAAGCCTCTACCTATGGCAAAGCGATTCCGCTGATATATGGCAACGCCCGAATTGCCGGAAACATCATCTGGTCACGCCCGATTCAGGAGCATATCACCACCACTACGCAAAGCTCCGGCGGTGGTAAGGGTGGCGGCGGTGGCGGCAGCGTGGAAACTACCACCACGACTTACACCTACACGGCCAGCATTGCGGTGGCGATTTGCGAAGGCCCGATTAGTGAAGTGGTGCGCGTGTGGGCGGATAGTAAGCAACTGGATTTAACCCAAGGCAGCTATACGCTCTATCTGGGCGATGAAACGCAGTTGCCCGATACGTTTATGGCTTCCTTCTTCCCGGCAGGGCAAACACCCGCTTATCGTGGGATGGCCTATGTGGTGATTAAGGATTTCCCGCTGGCGGATTACGGCAACCGCATTCCTAACTTCACGTTTGAAGTGCGCCGCACGCTCAAAAAGCCTTTCGACTTGGAAGACAAGATCAAGGATATCACGCTGATTCCGGGGGCTGGTGAATATGTTTACGATACGGTGGTGCAGCAAAAACAATTCGGCCAGCAGGACGTAATGGGTAACTTTGTTCAGGGCGGCAAAGTCACCAAACTGAATTTGAATAACCTGAATAATAAAGCCGATGTGCTGGTGGCACTGGATAACCTGAAAGCCACGCTTCCCAATGTGGAGTGGGTTTCGGTGGTAATAAACTGGTTTTCGGATTCGCTCGACCCTGCCGTTTCTATCATCAAGCCGGGTGTGGAATTTGACGGGCAAGGTGCAATCGTTACGCCGGATGATTGGACGGTTGCCGGTTTTACCCGCACCACCGGCCATGCAATCCTTACCTTCCCGGATGGTTCACCCACTTACGGCGGTACGCCTACGGACAAAGGCATCGTGCGCTTGTGTCAGGAATTAAAGGCGCGTGGATATAGCGTGTTATTTTACCCGATGGTGCAAGTGGATACGATCACGCCGCAAGCCAAGCCGTGGCGAGGAAGAATTACGCCCACCAATGCCACCGATGCGGCTGGCTTCTTCACCCGTAGCAACGGCTATAATGCGTTTATCACGCATTATGCCAACCTGAATTTTGGCGGCGTGCTGCTTAAGAATAACATCGATGCGTTTATGATCGGCTCTGAGCTTGTCGGCCTTACGCAGTATATGAGCAGTCCCGGCGTATTCCCGGCAGTCACTCAGCTGAAAAGCCTTGCAGCCACGATTAAGGCGGCGGTGGGCGGCGGCGTGAAAGTGATGTATGGCGGCGATTGGAGCGAATATCACTCGGTAAACGGCTGGTATAATCTTGACCCGCTTTGGTCAGATGCCAACATCGATGCGGTGGCGATTGATTGCTATGTGCCGCTTACGCCTGATTTGCCGCAAACGCAAATCGACTATCAGGCGGTATATGACGGGTGGACGCAGGATGAAGGCTGGGATTATTTTTGGGATGCAACTCGCACCACAAAAACCTTCTATTCCGGCCCAACCTATGCGTGGAAGAACATAAAACACTGGTGGAATTCCACACATACCAACCCGGATGCAAGCACTACTGCTTGGACTGCCAAAATGAAGCCGCTGTGGTTTTCAGAGCTTGGCTTTCCTTCGGTGGATGGCTGCGCGAATCAGCCCAACGTGTTTATCGACCCGGATTCGGTGGAAAGTTTCTATCCTCGCGGCTCGCGTGGGCGTGTGGACTTCCTCGCGCAGCGTACCGCGCTGGATGCCTCCATTGATTATCTCGATGATGAAAATGCGCTGGAAGCGAATTTTATTCCGCGCAAGTTCATCTGGACATGGGATGCGCGGCCTTTCCCGTTCTTTCCTGATCTTGGTTCGGTGTGGGCCGATGGGGGGAACTGGAAAACCGGCCATTGGGTGCAAGGCAAGCTAGGGCTATCAAGCCTCGGCCAGATCGTGGCCGATTTGCTGAAAAAGGTTGGGTATGATTCCACCATGTACGATACAAGCCGGTTGCTTGATATCGTTACAGGTTTTGTCATCACCAACCGGCAAACGGTGCGCTCTTGCCTTGAACAGCTGGCAACCGCGTATTTCTTCGACTGCGTGGAAAGTGACGGGATTTTGAAGTTCATCAAGCGCGGCAAGGTTTCCAATACCACGATAGATTTCACGGAGCTGGTAACTACCGATGATTCTGGTGATGCGCTCACTGTTACGCGCACGCAAGAGCTTGAATTGCCGCGCCAAGTGGATGTGATCTACCTCAACCGCACGGCGGATTTTCAGGCTGGCACGCAATCCTCGCAACGCCAGACAGTGAAAGCGGTGGATTACAGCACCGTTAATTTGCCGATTGTGCTTTCCGATCAGGAAGCCAAGGTGGTGGCGGATGTCACGCTCTATAATGCGTGGGTGGGCCGTGTGAGCTACCAGTTCACTGTGCCGCCCAAATATGCGCTGCTTGAGCCAACGGACGTAATCACCGTTACGAAAGATGGCGCGGCCTATCTGGTTAGACTCACGGCCACCAAGCTGGTGCGAAACGGCATGCAGGAGATTAGCGGCGTTGCGGAGGACGTAAGCAGCTATGACTTCTACAATCCGGCTGGTACTGGCACGCCAAACTTGCAGCCACCGCCAACCATATCGGAAACGCGGCTTGAGTTGATGGATTTGCCAGCCTTTCCAACGGATGCCGTTACCGATGCTTACCTGCGCTATGGCGTGGTGGGCTTAGGTGAAAACTGGGCGGGTTCGGCGGTGTATCGCTCCGATGATGGCGGCTCTAACTATGCGCTTATGCAAACGCTCACGGCGCAAGCCACCATCGGCGCGGTGCTGAATATCATTCCTGCAGGTACGGTGTATGGCTGGGATAATATCAGCACTATCGATGTGCTGCTTACTTTCGGCCAGCTGCAAAGCGTGACGGATATCGCCGTGTTGAATGGCGCGAATGTATGCGTGATCGGTGACGAGATTATCCAGTTTCAGACCGCCACGCTGCTCGATACCAACAAGTACCGCTTGAGCGGGCTTCTGAGGGGGCGGCTAGGCACGGAATGGGCTGTAGGTAGTCATGCCGCTGGTGAACGCTTCGTTATGCTCACAAACACGCTGGCGCGGGAATTGATAGCATCATCCAGCTGGGGAATCTCCAAGAAGTTTAAGCCGGTCACTATCGGCTCAACGCTTGGGGCAACCACCGCCCAGGATTTTGCCTATGCCGCCCGCGCCTTGAAGCCATATTCGCCTGTGCATCTTTCCGGTTCGCGCAGTAGCGGTGATCTTACCATTAACTGGATACGGCGCACCCGCATCGGTGGGGATTGGCGTGATGCGGTTGATGTGCCTTTGAGTGAAGAATCAGAACGCTACGAGGTGGATATCATGCAGGGCGTGACGGTAAAGCGCACGATTACGGGCCTCACCAGCCCAACCGCGCTTTACACCGCCGTGCAGCAGGTGGCGGATTTCGGCTCAGTGCAAAGTAGTATCGAAGTGAACGTGTACCAGCTTTCGGCAGCAGTTGGCCGAGGCTATCCGGGCGTTGCCACGCTCTAATTATTAACCAACAAAACGGATATCTTATGCCAAACACCACTAATCGGGTGAAACTTCCGTACATCCTGCAATCGCAATCGCAGAAGGAAGTCACTCACAATAGCGGCCTTGATCTGATTGACGCGCTGCTACAGGCGGCAATGGTGAGCGTGGGAGTAAATACACCTCCCGGCTCACCGGTTGCCGGTGATTGTTATGTTGTCGGCGCATCACCTACAGGTGCATGGGCTGGTCAAGCCAAAGCGGTGGCGTTTTACACCACCGGCTGGAACTTCATCGCGCCGTGGGAAGGCTTGACGGTATGGGCCAACGATGCCAACGCCCTCTACACTTATGACGGGGCAGCATGGGGGCTAACCTATAATCTGTCATCCTTCCAGAATTTGAGCATGCTGGGCGTGAATACCAGTGCCGATGCCACAAACAAGCTGGCGGTGGCAAGCGTGGCGATTTTGTTTACCCATATCGGTGGTGACATGCAGGTGAAGATTAACAAAAACGCGGCGGGCGATAAAGCCAGCTTCCTGTTTCAAACGAACTGGTCAGCGCGGGCAGAATTCGGACTTTTGGGCGATGACAATTTTACCCTCAAAGTTTCACCGGACGGATCCACGTTTTATGACTCGCTCAAAATGCTGGCAGCAAGTGGCCGGGTGGCGCTGAAGCAAAACGGCTCCGGCTTAAGCGGGGCTGGCACTACGCAAGGCACGGCAACGGCGATCACCAAACAAACTAATGAATTCACCACGGTTGCGGCTTCATCAGGCGCACGGCTTCCCTCACCAGAGCAAGGGGAATTCATTTTTGTAGCGAATGCTGGGGCGAACGCCCTCAGCGTTTACCCGGCAACGGGCCATAGCATTAACGCGCTGGCAGCGAATGCGGCGTTTTCTTTGGCAGTTGGCAAGAACGCCCTGTTTTGGGCGGCTACTGCCAGCAAATGGTACGCAATCCTAAGCGCGTGAGGCATGTATGACGACACATCCAGCAAAACATAATTTCTTTGTCTATCGCGGCGCGACGTTCTCCGAGCAAATCGAGTGGAAGGACGAAAACGGCGTGGCCATCGATTTAACCGGCTTCACGGCGCGTATGCACATGCGCGACACACTGGAAGCCACAACGCCCTTTCTAACCCTTACCACTGAAAATGGCGGCATTGCGCTGGGCGGCGCGGCTGGCACGGTGGATTTACTGGCAAGCGCAGCTGCTACTTCCGCCATTTCCGCTACCTCCGGCGTTTACGATCTTGAACTGGTTGCCGGTGATGGCGCGACGGTCACACGGCTTTTGGAAGGCTTGGTCACGATCAGCCCGGAGGTGACGCGATGACAGAGATTATTCACATCAACAAAGTGATTCAGGTGGTGAAAGTCACCAGCCCGAAAATCCAAGTGGCAACCATTGGCACGCAAGGGCCACCCGGCACTGGTGGCGATGTAACGCACGGCGCATTAAACGGCTTAGAGAATGACGATCACCCACAGTACCACAACGATGCGCGGGGGGATGCCCGTTATTACACCAAGCCGCAGGTGGATGCAGGGCTTGCCGGAAAGTCAAACGCCGGACACGGCCACGCGATAGCGGATGTGGCAGGATTGCAATCGGCTTTGGATAGCAAGCTGGATAATTCTGCCCTCGCGCTCCTACCGAAAACTGCTCAGGCGGTGGTGGATTTTGGCAACGCAGATGGGGGTGAATCTCACTTAGCCAGCGTTACGGTAGCAGCTGCATGGGTGGCGGATGATTCAGTAATTCTTTGCAATGCCGCTGGGGTGGCAACGCCCGATCACGATGCAGAGGACGCTGCGCTTGAGGGAATTACCGCCGTTGCCGCCAATCTGAATGAAGGCGTGGGTTTTGACGTGATCGCCCGTGCGCCGCTGGGAAGCTGGGGGCGTTTTAACATTAACATCATAGGGGTATAGTATGAGCATCATCCTAAAATCAGGTGATTCCGCTGATCTTGCATCGGTGGATGCCAATAAGCGTTTGAAAATAAACTTGCCGATGACGCTGGCCGAAGCCGGTTATTCGGTCATCGCCGGTGAGTCACACGATGGCGCCAGCGGCGAAGCGCGTCTTGTTCGGACAGCGCGAGTTTCTACCGATGGCCGTTTGCGCGTTGGTGTAGATAACATCTACTGGGCGGATACGTTCAATCATACGGTGGTTGATGGCAGTGCTTACCAGTGTATCACCGCAACCGCCACACTCGCCATGACAGGCGGCTTTCTGGTATTCAACGCCGGAAACTCAGTGGCTTCCGCTGTGGTAGCACGGGTGCAAACCTTCAAAACCTTCCCACTGCATCCGGCTGGCTCATTGGAAGTGGCGTTCAGATCACGTTTTGCCATCAACCCCATCGCCAACAATGTCTGCGAATTCGGTTTAGGCTTTGCCGCTACGACTGCCACGCCAACCGATGGTGTTTACTTCAAGCTCAATAGCGCGGGCGTGCTAGTGGGCGTGATGAATATCAACGGCACGGAAACTACCACCGCGCCAATGTCACCACCCGTTGCCAATGAGGTGCGCCATTATCGCATTATCATCGATCAGGATCGTATCGAGTTCTACATCGATGGGGTATTGGAGGGAGTGATTCTTTCGCCCAATACATCGGCGGCAGTATCGCTCTCGCGGTGGCAACCTTTGCTCATGCGTTGCTACAATGCAGCCGCTACCGGTTCGGCGCAACGCATGGAAGTGGCCGATATTTCGGTCATTGCGCGTGATCTGGCATTAAATCGCCTCTGGCCAACGGCAATGGCTGGGGCTGAGTGCGGGAGCTACAATAACCCTCGCGGCTCGGCAATGGGGCAATCAGCCAACTATGTCAACAATACCGCGCCGGTATCCGCCACGCTTTCGAATACGGCGTCGGGTTATACAACGCTTGGCGGTCAGTTTCAGTTTGCAGCTGTAGCTGGGGCAGAAACCGACTATGCGCTTTTCGCCTTTCAAGTACCGTCTGCTGTAGCAGCGGGCGGCAACCGCAATCTGGTAATCCGTGGGCTTCGCATTGAAACCTTCAACATGGGCGCAGCCTCAGCCACAACGCCTACACTGTTACAGTGGGCGCTTGCCGTTGGCGCAACCGCAGTATCGCTTGCCACGTTGGATTCGGTGACTGCCGGCACGCGATCACCACGGCGCATACCGCTGGGCATTCAGTCCATGCCGGTGGGTACTCCCATTGGCGGCTCACTCACGCCCATTGATGTGAATCTGGATGCGCCACTCTATGTGGCCGCAGGTACATTCGTGCATGTGATACTTCGCATGCCGGTTGGGACTGCAACCGCATCGCAAATCATTCGCGGTTTGGTGATGATTAACGGCTATTTCGAGTAAATACCCCCCCAAATAACCCAAAATCCCAAAACGAAACACCGCCCGCTGAGGCGGTTTTTTTATGCCCAAAACCAAGGAGGAATCAATGGCACCAAACGAAGATATCGATGTGCGGTCACAGCTGGCGGTGATGAACGCGCAAATCCAAACACTCACCAAAACGGTGGATGTACTGGCCGAGGAAGTGAAGTCACTCACCGCGCTTGCCAACCAAGGCAAAGGGAGCCTTCGCACGCTCCTAATCGTTGGCGGGTTATGGACGGGCCTTGTGGCCTTCCTCAGCTTCGCTGCTGGCCACCTCACATGGAAATAATAGGAGGATTTTATGATTACATTACTCGGTTCGCTACTCGGCTTTTTATCAGCCGCATTCCCTGATTTCTTAAAACTGTTTCGCGACGCGCAGGATCGCAAGCACGAGCTTAAAATCTTAGAGATGCAGATGGAGCAGCAAAAGCTTGGCGCATCGCAGCGTTTAGAAGAAATACAGGTAAATGCCGATATCGCGGAATCACAGGCACTTTACCGGACATACAACACAGGCATTCGCTGGGTGGATGCGCTCAACGGCACTGTGCGCCCCGTCATCGCATACAGCTTCTTCATTCTCTATGCGCTGGTGAAGGCGATGCAGTTCTCTGCGGGGCTTCCGTGGTTGCTTTGGACGGAAGAAGATCAGGCCATTTTCGCTGGTATCATCAGCTTTTATTTCGGCCAACGCGCCATGAGTAAATTGCGGCAGGGGAAATAGCCATGCGCCATATCACACATAACGGTTTGGCCTTGATTAAGCAGTTTGAGGGTTTTAAGGCGGAGCCGTACCTATGTCCGGGTGGTTACTGGACGATAGGTTACGGCCATGTCATCAAAAATCCCAAAGACTATCCTTACAGCCTAACACGCGATGAGGCATTAGAGCTGTTGGCTCAAGATGTGATTCGCGCAGAACGTGCTGTGTTACGCCTCATTACTGCGTCACTTAGCAACGGGCAGTTTGATGCGCTGGTGTCGTTTACCTTCAACCTCGGCGCGGGTGCGCTCCAACGCTCCACGCTCCGCCGCAAGGTAAACCGCGAAGAACATGCGGATGTGCCAGCTGAATTCCTACGCTGGGTGTGGGCTGGCGGTAAGAAATTAAACGGCTTGGTAAACCGTAGGAAAGCTGAGGGGCTATACTACATCGCATAGCCCCTCAGTCAGTCGGGTTAGTGCTTCATCCCTTCATGCTTTTTCTGCATAGCCTCTTTTTCAGCTTTAGCGCAGATTTCGCATTCTTCACCTTCCTTCATTGAAGACATACCGCCATCCTTCATTTTCCCCATACACATTTTGCACATGCCATCCTTGCAGCATTTGCATTCGCCAGACTTACAACATTCACCGCATTTTCCGTCCTTGCAGCACTCACATTTTTCGCAACATGGCATTTTCATATCCATGCCAGACATCGAGCCGCCTTGCGTGTTGGAACATGCAGCGACAAAAACCATGAGAATTACGGGTATAAGTTTCTTAAACATTAGAACCTCCATAAAGTTAATGACATTTCTTAAGTTGCTTGCCGATTAGCCATGCGTTGACGGGAAATGCCGCTACATAGCCTGCTGGGATTGCCACCATGAGTGCCTGCCAAAATTGCCAGCTTAATACAGAACCGGCTTGCATTCCCCCCATGTGATAATCCACAGCATTCATGACGATCTCCATCACAGCAATGGATACCGCTTCACCCACCCAAATTGCTTTCAGTGCCGCCACAAAATTAAGCCCTGTACGACGCATGAGTGGGAATATCGAAAGCACAAATCCGCTTATATAAGCCAAAACCACAGCCAGTAACATTGTTGCCCATACTGGGAAGCCAAAATGCACGCCGATCATCAATCCAGCCACTTCACCGATAACGCAACCTATAAGGCAGTGAAGCGTAGCATGGGCAGCGGCATTAAAGGATGTTGCTTTATGCGTGTTTCTTGTGTGTTGGTGGCACGAATGTGCATTACTGTTGGGTTGGTGCTGCATAAATTTACTGTGGCTTCTTGATGTGCTCTAAAATGGGGCAGGATTTAATTGAAGTGCTATCAGCGGGGCATTGCGTTACCAAGCCTTCCAGAATCTTTTTTACCGACTTAAGTTCTTTGATTTTTTGCTCGGCTTCGCTGATTTTGCCAGTGGTATGTTGTAGCACTTCCGCGCATGTTGCTTTGTCTGATCGGTCAAGAGTTAGCAGTTGGCGAATTTCTTCGAGTGTGAAATTGAGCGTCTTTGCGCCACGAATAAATTGAAGGATGCGCTCGGCATCTTCACCATAAACACGGTAGCCAGCAGAGGTGCGGCTGGTTGCTTTAATCAGCCCCATTTTTTCGTAATAGCGGAGCGTATCAGAGCTTATGCCGGTACGCTCCGCTAGTTTACCAATCGTCAGAAGTTCAATCGTTTTTTGCCTCATGACATTCAACCTACACCTTGGAGCATACTCCAAGGTCAAGGGGTTATTTAACAGTTACGCCAAACGGCGCGAATACGTCTTTTCCACCTATCCGCACCTGCGCGAACAGCTTTACGAATCCTGCTTTTTCAGGCTCAATGTGGAATTCCAGTTTCGGGCCACCGCGCTCCGTTTCGGTAGTAGGTTCTTTGCCCATCGGGTGGATGTGCAGCACCGAATTGTAATCCTCAGTGAATCCCACCACATGCGCGAATGCGCCCATTACCGGCTCTAGCTGAGTAAATGGCTTTCCATCCTTCGTAACAGTGATATTGCCCGTGACGGCTGCGCCAGCCTTTGGTTCGCTATCCAGTGCCAGCGTGAAGGTATATCCCTCCGCAGTGCTAGTCATGATGGTTGTTTTGCTGATAGCGGCTTTCTCTTTGGCCGTTGTTCCCATGTCTGCCACGACATATTCCTGCTTGCCAGTGGCAACAGGGATCACGTCCGCCCAAACGCGGTAGCTGTCGTTCTTCTTCGGCGTAAAGTCGAACACATATTCACCGGCATTTTTGCCAGCGGTGGGGTGGATGTGGTGATAATCGGTAAGCGATGGGTCAACAACCAGCAGATGCAGTTTCTTCGTGTGCGCTTCTTTCAGATCAGCCAGCGTTAGCGGCTTGTTATCTGCGACGCTCAAAAGCCTTGCGGTGACTTGCGTTGCTTTGCCAGCAACCAGTGGCGATGAGAGCGATAGTTCGAGTTTTACACTGTTGCTGGGCTTTATTTCGGTGTGCTGGCTATGCGCCATACCTTCCATAGCGTGGCCAGCATGTGCGCCTGTTTCGCTGTAGGCTGGGGCAGCAATCGCCAACATCAACAGCGATGCAGTAGTGAATAGTTTATGCGACATGATTAAGTTCCTTTTTTGCTGATTTAATAATTTGTACCGCACCGCTGATTGCCAACCATCCAAGGATGATAGCCACGATAATGTCTGGCCAGATCGTGCTTGAAGCGAATACGCCAGCGGCGGCTATCATTACGGCGATGTTGCCGATGGCATCGTTGCGGCTGCAAATCCACACGGATTCGCGGTTACTGTCACCACCACGGTATTTATAGAGCAGCACCGCGCAGCCCACATTTACGGCCAGCGCAACCACGCTAATGATTGTCATCAGCAGTGGCTCTGGTAGTTCAGGCTGTAGCGCGTGGTGCAGCGTTTCAAACGCCACCCACAATCCCACCAAACCAAGCGAAATGCCCTTGAATAGCGAAGCCTTGGCTTTCTGGCGAAAGGAAAGATTCAGCACATACAGACTAATGCCGTAATTCGCCGCATCCGAGAAGAAATCTGCGCTGTTCGCCAACAGTGAAACCGAGTGTGCCGCATAGCTGGCGATCATCTGTGCGATGAACATTACTGCGTTGGCAACCAAACATATCCATAGCACCTTGCGGTATTCTACCGATACGCTTGGTTGCTCATTGCTATTGCAGTGATCGCGGCATGAGGTCACAGCTTCTTCCCTGTCATTTCCTCGCAGATATGGGCGATGCGGCCAGCGTGTTCAGCCCAGCCTTTGCCATCCTTCTGCTTTTTTTCAGCTACTTTAGCGGCGCAGCTGGTTGCCAATTCTTTAGCTGGCAGCTTTTCTTCTGCATCTGCCGTGGTCAGGTCATCCATTTGGCGGCACAGCGATTTCATTTCTGTAATTTCAGGCGAACGCTTGAGTCGTTGGCGTTGCTGCACACCATGACGGCCTGTAGTGCGAACCTTCTGTAAGCTGGCTGGCCATTCGGCTTCGTTTAGGCATGCAAGGCGCAGCGTTTCCTTGCGGTCAGCAGGTGCTTCGGCAAGTTTCTGGTCAAGCGTTTTGGCAGGTTCTGATGCACAGGCACTTAATGCCAGTGCAGCGGTAGCTAATATCATCCATTTTTTCATTGATTTCTCCGTGGTTAAAAAATAACCCCTCCACCCGAAGGCAGAGGGGTAAAGTTGCTATTTATTTCCGTAGTGTTTTTGGACATAGCCACCTAATTCATGGCTATAGACGCAGCCCTTGCCGCATGGATATTGCGACACTTTAGGGGTTGCAGCAGCATCCGACATTTGGCGTTCAGCACGCGCAGGGCTGGAATCTGCATTTTGCTTATTCCAGTATTCCCAGCTGCGTTCTGCACGCTGTTGCTGAGGCGATACAGGATAATAACGCGCTACCGCAGCAGAGCTAACGGAAACGGCAACAACACCAGATAAAATCAGGGTTTTTAATAGCGTTTTCATATTTTCTCCTTAGAATGGTTAAACATTCCTGACTAAAACCCGTCAGGTTTGGGGAGCGCGGCGGGAAGGCTTGTCGCTAAACTTGTTCCTTCCCGTCGCACCTACGCCTGAGCGCACCATGCCCTCAGACGTATTCACTTACTGGCCTTTGCCTTTTGCATCGGGTTTGCCAGCTTTTTCCTTGTCATGATCGTGACCATCGCCTTCCTTGTGGTCATGATGATCGCCATCTTTGTGGCCTTCATGCTTGCCGTGATCTTTATGGTCACCGTCTTTATGCTCATGCTTTTCAGCTTTCGCACCGGCTTCTGCTTTATGTTCACCCGCCATCGCGCTGGTGCTGATACCAAGCACCAAAGCCAAGGCAGATGCGGCAAGGAGAGATTTAACGTCTTTCATAGAGTTTCCTTTTTGGGTTTGAGTTGAAAAATCACAGTTCCTCCTTTGCCAGCAGGTCGCGGGCGAGGTTGAACCGTTTGTACATGGCGGGCAGCACCAGCAACGTGAGTATCGTTGCGGTGATGAGTCCACCGATCACCACTGTTGCCAGCGGTTTTTGCACTTCCGCGCCTGCGCCCGTGGCAATTGCCATTGGCACGAAGCCCAAAGAAGCTACGAGCGCAGTCATCAGCACGGGGCGGAAGCGGGAAAGCGCACCCTCCACGATAGCCTTGTGCGCCTCGATGCCTTCACGCACCAGCTGGTTGATGCGCGTAATCATTACGAGGCCGTTCAGCACGGCCACGCCAGAAAGCGCAATCAAGCCCACTGCCGCCGAAATCGAGAACGGCATGCCACGCAGCCAAAGCGTGAGGATGCCGCCTGTGAGTGCAAGCGGCACACCGGAAAACACCAGCAACGCCTGTTTCACCGAGCCAAGCGCGGTAAAGAGCAATAGGAAAATCATGAAGAAGCAAGCTGGCACGACTACAGAAAGCCGCGCCTTTGCTTCCTCAAGGTTTTTGAACTGACCGCCCCATTCCAGCCAATAGCCAGCGGGTATTTTTACCCCAGCATCAATCGCCGCTTGCGCTTCTTTCACAAACGAGCCGATGTCACGCCCGCGCACGTTGGATTGCACCACCACGCGCCGTTTGCCGTTCTCACGGCTGATCTGGTTCGGACCATCGGTGATTTCCAGCTTCGCTACCTGTTTCAGAGGAATATAGGCGGGGCGGGTATGCGGCTGGTTAGCGATGCGGTCAGACATATTATCGTCATCGGCAGGCAGCAACACGGGTAGGTTTTCGAGTACCCGCAGATCTTCGCGCATCGTGTCTGGCAGCCTTACCAGAATATCGAAGCGGCGATCTCCTTGGAACACCAAGCCAGCCTCGCGCCCACCCACGGCAATCGCCAGTACGTCCAGCACATCACTGACATTCAGGCCATAACGGGCGATGGCGCTTTTATCGAGCTTCACTTCCAGCATAGGAAGGCCGCTGGTTTGCTCCATCTTCACATCCGCCGAACCGTCGATGGATTTTAATGTCTGCACCAGTTGCGCGGCGGTTTTTTCCATCACGGCAAAATCATCGCCGTAAATCTTCACCGCCACATCCGAACGCACACCGGAAATCAGTTCGTTAAAGCGCATCTGAATCGGCTGGGTGAATTCATAGTTATTCCCCGAAACGTCCGACACAGCCTTGTTAATCTTGGCAATAATTTCTGATTTCTCAATACCGGAATCCGGCCACTGATCTTTGTCCTTCAGGATGATGAACGTATCCGATACGTTAGGTGGCATCGGGTCAGCGGCCATTTCTGCTGTGCCGGTTTTAGAAAATACAAACTCCACTTCCGGCACGCTGCTTACGGCTTTTTCTACCGCGAACTGCAATTCCTGTGACTGCGTGAGCGAAGTGGATGGAATTCGCATTGCGTGCATGGCGATGTCTTTTTCATCCAGCGTCGGGATGAATTCCTGCCCCATCGAGGAGAACAGCAACATAGCAAACACAAAGCCGCCTGTAGCAAAAGCGATGATTTTCATAGGGGCTTTCAGTGCATAATGCAGGGCTGGTTCGTACCAGCTTTTTGTTTTATGGATGATACGGCTTTCTTTTTCCTCCACCTTGCCTTTTACGAAGATAGCAATCATGGCTGGCACGAAGGTGAGTGACAGCACAAAAGCGGCAATCAGTGCAAAAATCACCGTCATGGCCATCGGCTCGAACATCTTGCCTTCCACGCCGCTAAATGTGAGCAGCGGGATGTACACCATGATAATAATCGCCTGACCGAACACGGAAGGCTGAATCATCTCGCGGCTGGCCACCATCACTTCATGCAGCCGTTCCTGTAGCGTGAGCATTCGGCCTTCATGCTGCTGGCGGTGTGCTAACCGGCTCAGGCAGTTCTCGGTGATAATCACCGCACCATCCACAATCAGCCCGAAATCGAGCGCACCCAAACTCATAAGGTTTCCACTGATACCTGCGCGGATCATGCCCATGCTCGTCATCAGCATGGAAAGCGGAATCACCAGTGCCGTAATCAGCGCAGCGCGGAAGTTACCGAGCAGCAGGAACAGAATCACAATAACCAGCAATGCACCCTCGGTGAGGTTTGTCTGCACCGTGCCAATCGTGCGATCCACTAGCTTGGTACGGTTCAACACCGTTTTGGCGTGTATGCCTTCGGGCAGCGATTTATTAATCTCGGTGATTTTTTCATCCACCGCTTGCGATACCGTGCGGCTATTCTCGCCAATTAGCATCAGAGCGGTTCCAACCACCACCTCATTGCCATTTTCGGAGGCAGAGCCGGTGCGAAGTTCCTTGCCGATGCCCACGGTAGCTATGTCACGCAAATAAATCGTCACGCCACCACGGTTAGCGACCACGATATTGCCGATCTGCTCGGCATTTTCGATACGGCCATCCGCACGCACCACATAGGCTTCACCACTGCGCTCGATATAACCTGCGCCAATACTGGTATTGTTTCGTTCCAGTACATTCACCACATCTGAAAAGCTCAAGCCAAGCGCCACCAGTTTTTCAGGATTGGGCTGTACATGGTACTGCTTTACATAGCCGCCAATCGCATCGACACCAGCCACGCCTTTCACGCCTTTCAGCTGAGGACGGATAATCCAGTCCTGCACCGTGCGGAGGTATGAGGCTTGCTCAACATCGGTTTTTAACCGCTGGCCTTCGGGCGTGAGGTAACTGCCATCAGACTGCCAGCCTGCTTGCCCATCTTTAATCTCTGCGCCTTTGCCGCGTGGATGTTCATATTCCACCGTCCACATATAAATCTCGCCAAGGCCGGTGGAGATTGCACCCATCTTTGGGTCAACCCCTTCGGGTAGGCTTTCTTTGGCTTCGGCAATACGCTCATTCACCTGTGCGCGTGCGAAATAAATATCCACATCATCATTGAATACCGCCGTGACCTGAGAGAATCCGTTG